CTGCACGAGACGGCAACACCGGGGGCAACAGCGGAAAATGAATATCAATATTTTAATCGCAGCCATGTTAAAGCGTCAGCACACGCATTTGTAGATGACAGGGCTGCCATCCAGACAATCCCCTATGACGAAACGGCATGGCATGCCGGACAGACAGCGAACAGCCGTTATATCGGAATCGAAATGTGCAGGCCCGCATATTATGACCCTGTTTACTTTAAAAAAGTATACCAAAATACAGTCGAATTGATTGCAGATTTGTTTTTAAATTTCATTGGCGTTTTACTTATCACAGAAAATAACCTGATGTCCCATGCAGAGGTTTCAGTAAAATGGAAGGAAACTGATCATACCGACCCAAACGCATATTTTATGGAATACGGTAAATCAATGGATATTTTTCGGCGGGACGTGCAGGACAGAATTGATGAGGAGAGAGGAACTATGAGCAGAGTAGAAAAAATGGAAAAGCGGCTCTCAGCACTTGAAAACAAAATGATTTATAATTATATTGACTCAAATATGCCGCAATGGGCTCGGCCGACCATTCAAAAACTGGTCGACCGAGGATATCTAAAAGGAAACGAAAATAATGAATTGGGTCTGTCAGATGAAATGATAAGAATTTATGTTGTTTTGGACAGAGCGGGATTATTTTAG